GACTATAAAAATTTAAATAAAACAATTGTTTTTACTGACAACGACCATAGGCACGCGCAATTAATCATCCGCTTGCGTTATGATAATTTAACCCAGTCCGCTTTTTTTAGACACATAATAAGCGGATATATCGCCGGCGACGAAAGAATTCAAGACTACGTGAATAGCGTTAAAAAGCAATCAATTCCCAGGAAAAAGAAAAGTGAAAAGTTGTCTCGTGCGGGACGCCAACTGGAAACTGATTTAGCATTGGATGGCGAACAAATAGAAGGTCTATTTGATCTCATAGCAGAGGAGCATCCAGATTTATGAATCATGATGGCTTGCGGCATTGCTCCCGTCAATGCATGAAAAATAAACAAAATTGTACCGTAACCGATTGTCGCTTGTGGATTGATTATAAAGAAGAACATAACTGTTGTTTGATAGCCGTGTATCAAAATGGGTCGATGACTTTACGGCAAATAGGAGAACGATTGGGCATTTCTTTTGCCCGTGTTAAGCAAATTGAAACCAAGGCTTTAAAGAGGCTCAAGAAAAGGCGATGCTAACGGAAGCGCTTTTTTTGGAATTTAAAGAAAATGATGACTATTTATAGATGAGTTAATTTTAAGGAGAAAGTATACTATGGCTCAAAAAACAATTTTAACAGAATCTGAAATCCGTCGGTTCCTCAAACTGGCTGACTTAAAAACCGTCGGGAAGAACAGATTGGAAGAAATGGGTTATGCAGCCTATACTGAGGACGAAGAGGCTTTAGAAGAGATCGCACCACCCCATGAATTAGAGATGGACGCTGACGATGACCTTGGAGACGACACTCTCCACGGTGATGAAGAGGCCATGGCCGATGAAGAGGAGGCCGACCTAGAGTTAGGTGCGGATGATCTCGACGGCGAAGATGCCGAGGAAGGTCCCGTGGATGCGGAAACCCTCGTGCTCGATCTTCTGGGACGTATTGAAGACTGGGCTGAAGAGAATGGTGTCGCCATGGATGTCGAAGGCGGCGACGAAGGTGAATTAGACGGCGATCTGGAAGGGGGTGATGAAGTAGTAGATATAGACGCCGTGGATATGGACGGCGAAGAAATGCCACCCCTAGAAGGTGGCGATGAAGAAGCCATTCCCGCCAATCGCGACATAAGCATGGCCTACGAAGGCAAAGAAGACGTGGTAGCCGAGGTTGCCCGACGCGTCGTTGCTCGCTTAAGCAAACAAAAGCACAATGAAGAAATAGCCAATCAGTTGGCGGAAAGAATTTTGAATCGTCTTACAAAATAATTTGACACTTATTCGGTAAGATGTTATAATATAACCGTCAACGCTTTAGTTGACGGTTTTTTTTGGAGAACCTATGGAATCTTGGTGGCTTTACCTCTTAACATTTATGTTTGGTTACGTAACTTGTAACGTTTTTTATTTTCTGAGACTGGCGCGCCTTAGTCTCAACCTATTAAAGACGTCTCACGTTGTTTACCTTTCCACCCTTACAAAAGCTTTGGAATATCTTTCCTACTCACATGAAGTAATGTTGGAATATATGATCATAGCAGAAAAGAATAGCGCTCAAATTAGTTCATTTAAGTTTCGTTTTGATGACGAGGTCCAAAAATTCAAAGATCAATCAATTGAAGTCCTCCTAAACAATCACCCCAAATTCTTTCATTCAACGATAGAGTTTGAAGACTGGTCTACCGCTATGAAATACCTATCCGACCATCGCAAGATGGCATTACAATATTGGCAAAAGAGAAATGATTAACAAGATCAAAGAAAAAGTAAGTAACTTTATTACAAGTGCCCCAGACGAAGAACAACAAATAGTCATAGTTGATCCTAGAACTATCCAGGGTTCCTCTGAACCTGACATGCGCACCATCGGCCTTTTTACTGATGTAGTAGAAGAAAAGGTAGCTGAACTCTCGCACGCACTTTTATACTTAAGCGAACTCAACAAACTGGAAGACTCCCAGAAGGCTCAACGGCCTATCGAATTCTACATCTCGACTTATGGAGGCGCCGCGGACGATATGTTTGCGCTCTATGATATTATGCGACATGTCCAACTCACCACCGAGATTCATACGATTGGAATGGGGAAGGTTATGTCGGCCGGTGTCTTGCTGTTGGCTGCCGGAACCAAAGGGCAAAGGAAGATTGGAAAATACTGCCGCGTCATGATCCACTCAGCGATTGCTGGAAGCCACGGATCACTCCCTAACTTAATGAACGAAATGGAAGCGCTCCAGGGACTCCAAGAAAGTTATATTGATGCTTTGGTGTCCGAGACTAACATGACCAAAAGCCAAATTAAAAAAATGCTAGAACGCAAAGTGAATGTCTACTTATCAGCAGAAGAAGCAGTAAAATTTGGTATTGCTGATATAATTATCTGAGGTTTTTGAATGTCCGATTTAAGAAACATCCTTAAAGAAGAGTATACTAAGAAAGAGAGGACAATCACTCCCGATAGTCTTCTGGCGATGATCGAGGAGATTGTGGCCTTTCCTTTGGGGAAACTCCAAGAAGAAAGCGCCCCGCAGCCCAAAGTACGCACATATCATATCTCAGAAATCCCTCTCATTCCAATTTCAGAACTTGGATGGGCGAATGCCGATGAAGAGGCATCTATGGACGACCCCAATGTTCCCCCCTCACAGCGCCAAGGATTAGAACAATACCTGGCCAAGATACCCGGTACCGGATTCAAAGATAAGTTGAATGCTGTCTCACGAATAATGAAAGAAGGCATCAACTCAATCCCCAAAGATAATCCCAAAGAGTTCATCCAGCGGGCGATGGCGTATCTCGTGTTCTACAAGACCCTAACTATGGCAATTACAAACTTTAACGCGTCTGCTGCGGGCTTTAACTTTGAAGCGTTTCTTGCAGCACTGATGGAGGGGAAGCAGATCCCAGCTAAGGGTGCTGACACAATTGCAGACATCACAGCAAACGTTGATGGAGAACGCATACCAATCAGTCTTAAGTTGTATAGTGATAAGGGATTAGAGGTAGGTGGAAGCTTTGTCGATCTAAGTAACGACATGATTGAGCCTAATCCCGAATGGGCTGCTTGGGTAAGCGCCAATCCGGAGTTTGACGGGGGCGCCATGAGATATATCGCATGCACCAAAACCTTAGACGGCGAAGGTGTCGAACAAGAAGGGAGAATTGATTTCTACCAATTTGATATCACACGCAAAAATCTCTTTCAGATACTATCGGTTACATCCAAAGGCAAATCGTGTATTCAGTCGAATAGACAATTTATGGATGCCGTTACACATTATATGAAGACAGGGGAAGAACCCGAAGTGCTTCAATGGGCAGCTAATATTCCAGCCCGGAGTGATACCAGCGATTCGGCAGAAATATCGAGTTTGTGGTCGACCTGGCTGGATAAGACAGACCTCACTGGTTTGCGAGATTCGGACCTAGACGATTCTCAAATAGAAGCTATAAAAGATGCTGTACTGCGATTATACATTGACTCCATTGAAAACACGCAGTCCGCCATTACGCTTGGTACCGACAGCCAGCTAAAGGGCGCTATTCTCTCTGTCATCAACCCCGAGGTTTCACCGCGGGCCAGGCACCCCGACGCGCAAAGGGCCAAACAGGTGGCCATCCTGTTTCTGAACCTCTTCAAGCAATTCAAGAAAGAGGTAATCAGAACACGCGATGCCCGCGGTAACTTTCTCAATACTGTAGAGGAATGGGTCACGGGCCCCGAAGTTGCCCAATGGTATAGCACTCTAACGCCCGAACTTAAGACGTTAGCAATCAAAAATTGCCGCGGCTACTTAGGCCATTACCACTGGGTTCTTCCACGCGGCGAGACCATCAAGCTTGGGGGAGGGACTCCTTTTGCTAAATTAGAGATTGGGGCCGCTGCCGTCATAAGGGTGTTGGAGTCAGCCCGAGGCGAGTTAATGGATGAGGTGTTTGGTATCTTTGATCAGGTATCTGCGATGTCTGATAGCCTTAATGCGTTTTTTGCTAATGGGCTGCAAGAACCGCAGCAAGCCAGCCAAGCTGCCCAATCAGCCGATGCAGTTGGAACTGATACTAGAAAAATTGCCGGTATTAATAAATAACATTTGACATTTCCTTAATAAGCCATTATAATATATACACACCTATGAGGTATTAATGAGTCGAGCATACGACGACACACAAACACTACAACAAAAGATCATGAACGGCGCCAACAAATTAGCAGACAACGTGGCGTCTACTCTCGGCCCTCGCGGCCGGAATGTACTGCTCCAAGAAGTCGGAAAAACTCCCTTTATTACAAAAGACGGCGTGACAGTCGCACACTTTGTAGCCTGCGACGATCCTTTCGAGAATGCAGCCGTGCAGATTATTAAGCAGGCCGCAGTCGAAACCAACAACGAGGCCGGCGACGGCACGACCACCGCTACAGTATTGGCTCGCGCCATTCTAAAAGAATCACAACGCTTCATTGCATCCGGAGTGTGTCCCATTGAATTACAGCGCGGCATTAACTTGGCTGCCAAAGAGGTTTTAAATAATCTAGCCGACATGTCCACACCGATCACGAGCCTGGAGGATATTCATCACATTGCCACCATTTCGGCCAATAATGATGAATCTATTGGGAAGCTAATTTCCCTCGCCGTTGACCGTGTAGGCCAAGACGGCTCAATTACCATCGAAGAGTCCAGATCGCTTGAAACGTCTTTGGACGTTACGGAGGGATTTAAATTTGATGGTGGCTATTGCGCCTCCGCGTTCATCACCGATGAACGGCGTTCAGTCATGCAGCACGAAGATCCCTTGCTTCTCGTCACTGATTATAAGATTACAACTGTTGAGCAAGTTCTTCCAGTTTTAGAAATGGTGGCCCGGGAAGGGCGCCCACTTATCATTGTAGCAGATGACATAGAAGGTCAAGCACTCGCCGCTCTCATTATGAATGCGATGCGCGGCACATTAAAAGTGGCGGCCATAAAGGCCCCTCATTATGGAGAAGAGCGTAGGGAACTCCTATCAGATCTCTCACTATCAACAGGTGCAACATTCATCAACCGCGAGTCAGGCGTCAAATTACAAGAAATACAGATGAGCCATTTAGGCTCGGCGAATTCAATAGAAAGCAACAAATACCAAACAACCATTGTCGGTGGACAGTGCGATGCGGAAGCAGTCGATGAGAGAATCGAGAGCTTAAAAGCATCTATTGTCCAAACAGAGTCTTTGCAAGAAGCGGAAAGATTACAGAGACGCATGACTCGGTTGGTATCCGGCGTTGCTGTTATTTGTGTTGGGGGCTCTACGGAAGTAGAAATGATCGAGCGTAAGCATCGTATTGAAGA